AAGGAAAAAACAAGCCGAACAAATAAATAATATATAATTTTATGTTAAATAAGTGGATTAATACAATTCAATGCGGGGATTCCGAAGAATTATTAAAACAACTGCCTGAAAATTCAATAGACTCTGTTGTTTGCGATCCTCCTTACGAACTGGGATTTATGGGTAAAAAATGGGATAACACAGGAATAGCTTATAGGGTAGAATTATGGCGCGAATGTTTAAGAGTGTTAAAGCCTGGTGGACACTTATTATCCTTTGGAGGCACAAGAACCTATCACAGAATGGCAGTAGCTATTGAAGACGCAGGGTTTGAGGTGAGAGATATGATTGAATGGGTATATGGTTGCTTGTCAGAAGATACAGAAATATTGACTGAAAGTGGCTACAAGCCCTTGCGTAAACTCACACAATATGATAGAATAGGGGTATATGATATTACAAACAACATTTACAAATGGGAAAGACCGCAAAGGTATAGTGTCTATAAAGTCCACCAAGATACCGCTTACCGAATTAAATCAGATTACACAGACCAAATTGTCAGTAGAAACCACCGTTGCCTTGTTGAACGAGAAGGAAAACTTGTATTCATTACCGCAGAGGAACTCAATGAAGTGGAGTATATGCCGACATTGTCAGAAGATTTTTATTCATTACAGGAAAACTCAAATAGGAAACTATTGCTCAAAGAGTTGTTGTGGAAAGGCAAAGGATTGGCTAAAAAACTATTCAGCAAATGGACTGGGGAAAAAATGTCCGAGCAAAGGATTGAAGTTAGAAAAGAACCCAGCTTGGAAAGGTGGAGTAACTTACTGGAGGAAACACGGAAACTACAAGCCGATAAAATATGTGAGGTGTCCGAAGGAGTTTTTACCGATGGCGAGAAAAGATGGATATGTAATGGAACATCGTTTGATAATGGCTCAATTCTTGGGAATATGTTTAGAGAGAACCCAAGTAGTGCATCATATCAATCACGACCCACAGGACAACCGACTGGAAAACCTGATGTTATTTCAATCAAACAAGGAACACAAATTACACGAAGGGCGAGAGTTGAGAAAATTGAATACTCAGGCATAATCTTTTGCCCGACTGTTTCAACAGGGGCTTTTATTGCTCGTAGAAATGGGCAAGTGTTTATTACTGGGAATAGTGGCTTTCCAAAAAGTTTAAATATCGGGAAAAAAATAGACCAGTTGCAGGGGAATGAGAGGGAAATAACTGGAGAAAATCCTAATTATAGACCAGTATCAGGCAAAGAAGGATATTTAGGCGAAAGTAATTTTAGACAAACAGATGGAATGAGTATATCCACCAAAGGAACTTCCGAATGGGAAGGCTGGGGAACTGCGACCAAGCCCGCACACGAACCTATCTGTATGGCACGAAAGCCCCTATCAGAAAAGACAGTAGCCGAGAATGTTCTTAAATGGGGAACAGGTGGAATAAATATAGATGAGAGTAGGGTGGGGACAGATGGAGGAACTGCAAAAGGAACTTTTCCAAATGAAGATAGTAATGGTATTTATGGCAACGGATTTAATGGTGCTTGTGAAATAAAAGATATTGGTATGGGTCGCTTCCCTGCCAATTTGATACTTTCAGCAGATGAAGACGGACAAGTCAGTGAAGAAGTAAGAGAGTGTTTTCCTGAAACTAATACTCACGGAGGCGGAAAAGTTAAAATACAAAAAGGGCATTGGTTAAAAGGTGGTTATATTGATTATGATAAGTTAAATAGATACCAAAACGACTCAGGCAACGCCAGCAGATTTTTTCGGGCTATTCCACAAGTGGTTGACTATAATGATTTTTTAATATACAATAGAAGTATATTAACTAACATTAAACAACTATGTGGACAACACTCAACAAAAAAGAAAACAGATATTATTTTGGATGGCGTAATAAAGGAAGCCGAAAAGTTTATACAAGACGCAGAGCTTCTTATATTTGGGAACAGCAAAATGGAAAAGTTCCTGACGGATACTGCATCCACCACAAAAACCTTGATAGCACAGATGACCGAATTGAAAACCTTGAATGTATTACCAAGCTGGCTCATTATGAAATTCACGGAAGATTACGAGAAGACCATAAAATTATTAAAGGAATTGAACACCGAAGATGTCAAAAATGCCGAGAGTATAAACCACTTAATTGCTTTCAAAAGAGAAATGCTGGAACTTATCAGGGATATTGCAAGGAATGTAGTTATGGGGAACTCCGAAAATGGCAAATTGAAAACAGAGAACGAGTCAACGCTTACGCCAGAGAATACCAACGAAAACATCAAAAAGAATATAGGAAAAGAAAAAAACTTTAAATCAATAATATATCAAGCAAAGGCAAGTAAGAGCGAGCGGAATAAGGGGTGTGAGGGGTTGGAGGAGAAAGTAAAAGTGTTCAATGGGCAATCTGACAAACCAAGTGAAGATATGAAAGATGTAGAGAAAAGATTTACTACACTGCCAAAAGCCAACAACCATCCGACCGTAAAACCAATCGCCCTTATGGAATACCTTATCAAAATGGTAACTCCTAAAGGTGGAATAGTATTAGACCCCTTTGCAGGTTCAGGCTCAACATTAGTTGCCTCTAAACAAAATGGTTTTCAGTATATTGGAATAGAATTAGATTTTGAATACTGTAAAATAGCGGAAGCAAGAATTAAAAGCATTAAAAAACAACAAACTTTAATATAATAAATAAAACTTAATTTTCCGCTATAGTTAGCTGTGGATAACTGCCTTGCAGTGTATTATATTAGCTGGTATAATACTAATATCAAACAATAAAAATATGAACACACCAAATAAAGTTTTCCGAATTTCAGACGCTACATTTAAGCAGTTGAAAAAACTAAAAAAACAAAATAACTCTGAAACTTGGGACGATTTCTTTAAAAAATTGATAAAACAATTATGCAAATCTTAACTTGGCGCGGTATAAAAAACTTTGACGCTCGGCAACAAAACAAAAAGTTCTTTGATAAAATTATAAAGGTCGGCAACGAAATTCTATTGCTTGCATTAATAGCAGGCGAAATTTCAATAATTTACGAATTTATAAAAAATTATTAAAAAACAATATGACAAACAAAGAAAAACAAATTGAGTTTCAAAAAAAGTTTGGAGGTGAGATTAAAGGTGATTGGCTGGTTTTTATCGGTGATTTGGATTGCTCTAATAATCAATTAACATCCCTACCTGACAATCTTAAAGTTGGTTGTAGTTTGTATTGCTCTAATAATAAATTAACATCCCTACCTGATAATCTTGAAGTTGGCGGTTATTTTGATTGCTCTGATAATCAATTAACATCACTACCTGATAATCTTGAAGTTGGCGGTGGTTTGTATTGTTCTGATAATCAATTAACATCCCTACCTGACAATTTAAAAGTTGGCGGTGGTTTTGATTGCTCTAATAATCAATTAACATCCCTGCCTTATAATCTTGATGTTGGCGGTGAAATTTATAAATAAAAAAAACAATATGATAAAACAATTTGAAGAATTAAAAAAAGAATTAATCAAAATTAACAACGAAACAATTTTAAAAATTAATTTACTTTTTCGTGAAACGGAGGCAGAGCTAAAAAAACAAATTGAAGTATTGGAAGAACTACAAAAGCCGACAGATGAGGAAATGCTTGACTATATTGAAACACATAATCCGGAGTTCGAAACTAATAACTAAAAAATAATTATGTGCAACGGAGGGGGATTGAGATTAGGAAGGTTCTTTCATAATTGTCCTTTCTTAATCTCGCCTCCATTGCAAAAAACTTATGAAAAACGAAACAACAAAAAGCGAAAAATCGCAAAAAAAAGAGGAGAAAAAAACTATTGATTTTTCTAAAATTTATCAAGAATTAATAAAAGCAGTTGAAAATTTACCAAAAGAAGCAATAGAAAAAGCAAAAAAGGAAATAACAAGAAAAGGATATGACACGACTGGTTATCAATATCAATTTTTAGTTAATGTTTTAAATGAAACAATAGGTATGGATAATTGGGATTATGACTACGAACTGAAAAAAGAAATTGAGGGTAAATGGGCAAATGGAAAAAGTTTTTGGGAAATAACAGTTGAAATGAAAATTGAAATTTATGGAAAAAAAAGAAAATGCGTAGGAGGTCATAAAGCAGAAATGTATTCTGACGCATATAAAGGCGCAATAACAAATTCATTTAAAAAAACATTAGGATTTTTTGGAGTAGGTAAAAAGGCTTATGAGGGAACAATAGATGAAGATTATTTGCCTGTTCCGAATGAAACACAAAACACAGCGCCAAAAGCACCAGTAGTGCCGATAGCGCCAAAAATTTCACCGTTAATGGAACTAAAAGCAAAACTTGTTGAAATAGGCAAAGCAAATAAAAGAGAAATTAAAGACGAACGAATGGCGCTTGAATTATTGGAAGTTAAGACTGGAGTTAAGCCAAAGAAGTTTGCTGATATGACAGACGATGATATTTCAAACTCATTAGATGTTTTAAAAAATATTCCTTTTTAATAAAAAAAACAATATGGAAAAAAAATTAAAAATAGAAAAAATAGAATTATATTATTATAAAAATAATGAAAAAATAGTAACTGATATTAATAATACAGAAACTTATCCAGAAAATATTTCTGGTGATGTAAGTGGAATTTTTGGTAATGTAGGCAGAATTTCTGGTGATGTAGGCGGAATTTCTGGTAATGTAAGTGGAATTTTTGGTAATGTAAGCAGAATTTCTGGTAATGTAAGCAGAATTTTTGGTAATGTAAGCAGAATTTCTGGTGATGTAAGTGGAATTTTTGGTAATGTAAGCAGAATTTCTGGTGATGTAGGCGGAATTTCTGGTAATGTAAGTGGAATTTTTGGTAATGTAAGTGGAATTTTTGGTAATGTAAGCAGAATTTCTGGTGATGTAATTGGAATTTTTGGTAATGTAAGCAGAATTTCTGGTAATGTAAGCAGAATTTCTGGTAATGTAAGCAGAATTTCTGGTGATGTAATTGGAATTTTTGGTGATGTAAGTGGAATTTTTGGTGATGTAAGCAGAATTTCTGGTGATGTTGATAAATGCGTTATAACAGAAAATGATCGCAAAAAAGGAATAAATATTAAAGATTTAATTCAATAAAAAAAACAATATGGAAAAAAAATTATACAAAATCAACAAGGAAATACAAGATATAATTAATATTGAAGATGATTTTGCGCGTGAAGCGGCGTTAAGCAATTGCAAACTATCACTTGAAGCAAAAGTGTCTGAGTTGGCAATGGAAATTAAAGAAAGTGAAATGTATGTCAGCGGAATTGATGAAGCCATTGATCGCCTTAAAAAGCAAAAAGAATGGTTTATCAATCACAAAGAAACGATTGAAGAAGATATAATAAAGTCAATGCAGAACAACGGAATGAAAAAAGTTATTTTTAATAATTTCATTATATCACTTGGCAAAACTCCACCAGCAGTCAATATTGAAAACGAATTGCTTATTCCTGACGAATATTGGAAGACAAAAGAAATCAGGACAATTGATAAAATAAAAATAAAACAAGTATTGAAAAATGGAGAGGAAATTGAAGGCGTAATATTAACTCAAAGTGATAAATTAAACATAAAATAATATGAAAATTGGAGCATTGTGGTCAAAACAAAATAAGGAAGGAAAAACTTTTTTAACAGGAGTTATAAACGACATTTCAGGCGATATAAGAATAGTTATTTTTCCAAACGATAAGAAAACACAGCCAAATCAGCCAGATTATAATATTGTAAGAAGTAAGCCATTTGACGGACAAAAAGGAAAACAGCAAGAACAACAGCAAAATGATGTGGATGTTAGCGGAATTAATTTTTAAAAAATATGGACAACAAAACAAAAGAAATTTTAAGAGGAGAACTTGAAAAAATAGTTGAATTAGATAGTAATGGATTTATAGCTATCGGAGTTAAAAAACATAATGACGAAAAAAATAATATGGCTTTGTCTTTTATTAGTAATGGATACACAATAGACGATGTGTTGGTGAGTATAATTAAAGGATATTTTTTACAAAATGAAGAAAATATAATATCAAAAAAATTAAAAATTAGTATTTTATTGAGAGAAGTTAAAAAATTGCTGAAACGGAATATATAAAATTTCTACTTATGTAGATATATAAAGGAAAAATCGGCTAAGGCTGATTTAATCCTTTGCTTGTGCGGGTAAGGCTGATTATTGTGTCAGCCTCCTGCACAGGAGTAAAAAACAATTATATGAAGATAACACCACAATTTGAGGCGAAAGTTGAAGACGGAAAACTTGTTTTTTCTGAATATGTTAAAATAAGAATGAAAGAATATCTGCAAGGATTAATTGGTAAAAAAATTGTATTCAGCATAAAAGAACATAAAAACACAAGATCAGACAGACAAAATCGGTATTATTGGGGAGTAGTTTTGCAAATGTTATCAGAAGAAACAGGGCACAAAGCCGAAGAATTGCACGAAATATTTAAAGAAAAGTTTGGTCTTAAAAATGAGATATATTTAAGCAACAAACAAAATGAAATGGAAATTGCAAATATAACTATAAGTACGACAAAATATAACACAGCACAATTTGAGGAATATTTGGAGAAAATACGGAGGTGGTCGGCTGAATTTTATGAGTTATATATTCCTTTGCCGAACGAAGTTGATTTAAGTCAGGTTGAATATTATTAAAATAACTTAATACTATGAAATTAGCACAAAAAGCATTAAAACAATTCATTAATGATCAAAAAATCATACCTGAAAATTACGACCAAATAAAGACTTGGCTAAAAGATTTTGCTATTTATTTTGACGAGGGTTTTTATTTAGTTGACCATCTGGAAAAAAAGGATAGTTGCCTAACTCAAAATTAACTAAAATAAATATATGTATGGATAATACAGAAGAAACACTAAGAACTTTAATTTTTACAGCTCTTGGAGAAGAATCAGCTATTTTTATGAGCCAAGAAGTAAAAGGAACGGAAATCGTTATGCCATCGGAAGAACTTAGCAGAATTGGTGGAAAACTAGGGGATGATATTCTAAGATTATTTAAACCAGAGAATTATAAATAACCCCCTAACAGGGAGTAATATATAAATATATGAAAAAAATAACAATTAAAAAATCAAGTAATGCAGATACAAGAACCTGCGACTGGACAAATGTTTCCAGAATAGAACTTTTAAGAAACAGCAAACAACATATTTTAGATGTAAGAAAGGGAATAAACTTTTTAATTGGGTTATTAAGAGAGGTTGGAAATAAACACGATTTTACCAAAATAGATAATATAGATGAATTTTACGCAGATTTTCAAACTGGATTTAAGAAACAAGATTGGTGGAAAATGCACCAAAAAAAAGAACGCCATCATTTCAATACAAAAAAGTATATTCAGAAAGATGTTAATTTAATTGACGTGTTAGAACAGTTAGTTGATGGCGTAATGGCTGGAATGGCAAGAAGCGGAAAATATCGTAAAGAAGTTCCAGACACTAAGCTTTTATTGAAAGCATACGAGAATACAGCGAAACTTTTATTAGATAATCTTGAAGTTAAATAACCCCCTAACAAAAAATAATAAATAAATAGTATGCAAGTATATAACCAATGGCAAATAATACAAGGATTAGATGGGAGTTATGTTGTAAAAGATGGTAAATTAATCAAAATAATAAGAATTTCTTATTCTGAAAAATATTTTATCCAAACTGGCGAATGGGTAGAATATGAATTAGAAGATGGAATGATAATAAAATTTGGATAATTTGTAAAAGAGATTTATTAAGAGCGTTGGATTTTTTTGATAAAGAAAAAGAATCAATAGTTAAGTCAAGTAGAATATTATTAATTAAATGAAAATAGACTTAAAGCCAGTAAGCATAAATGAGGCTTTTCAAGGTAAAAGATTTAAAACACAAAAATGCAAAGATTTTGAACAACAATTCTTTTTTCTTGCTAAAAAAAAGAAAATGATTAAAGGTATTGTTGAAGTTGAATATAAGTTTCATTTAAAAAATCATAAAATGGCTGATTATGATAATTACATTAAAATTTTACAGGACATGATTGTTAAGTGTGGCTATATTGAAGACGACAGAAAAATATATAAAGCGACAATTTATAAAATTAAATCAAAAACTGATTATATAGAATTTAAAATAAAGAAATTAAAATAATTAACAGCTATCTGCCGGCGGTAAAAATATCAACCTCCTTCATAAATTTATTGCCAAAATAAATTCACCGCCGGCAGTTAAGTGTTCATTAATATAATTTTAGCCCAGCCCAGAACGGAATGACAGTCCGGAAAGACGGCTAGGCGTGTGGCGCGCTGAAGATTTAATTTAATGCTGATTAAACGCCAATTAAGGTTGTAAAGTCCGTGCCAGCTTAATTGCTAATCGCAGGATACCGAGTTAATCAGGAATAATGTGTGCGACACTGCAATTTCGTGTTCTGTTCTGGGTTAAGATTATATACAGGAGGCTAAAATGCTGTGTGGAAGCAAGCAGTTTATACTTGAGGCGTTAAAGAAAAAGCCGGAGCAAAGATGTCAATGCGAGAATTACAGTTGTTACGCTCTTTATATCAGAGGAGGCAAAGGCAATTATTGGTCTTTAGCAATATGGTCGCACGAAAAACAAAAAGTGGAACATAAATTAATGGAGGCGTAAAATGAAAGAATTTGTAATAGTTTGCATTTATTGCAAAAAAATAATTGGCTGTTATCAAAATGAACACAAAAAAAGTTGTGATATGATATGTTTTCACGAAAAAAGAGAATGCCCAAAAACAAACAACATATCACACGGAGTTTGTGATAAATGTTATTGGGAGCAAGAAAATGTTAGTTAGAATTTGCAGGGCTTGTCTTCGTCCTCTTGGATGTTGGAAAGACGGCAAAAATTATCAATGCAGAAAAGACGGCGATCATTGCTTGGAAGCGAATTGTTTTTGCCCGATAACAAGGAATAATGGCGTGATGTATGGATATTGTGCAAATTGTAAACTTGAGGCTGAACAATTGTCAGATAATTGTAAAGAAGCGGTTTAATCGTTCTTTTAGCAGTCTTTTTTTCAGACTGCTAACTAAAAATTAATTAATTAAATATATGAAAATGTTACAAAAAATAATAATTTATTTGTTTGAAAAATACGCTTATAATTATTGGATTGAGAAAGAAGAAGAAAAAATAAAAGACTACATTGAAAAACACGGTTGCTCACAAGAAGAGTTTGATGAGCATTTGAAAGTATATTCAAGAATAGAACTAGAAAAAGCTTCCAATCAGGCTTATAATCAAGGTTGTGTGGATATGATAGAAAAAAACTTAACTAAAAATTAATTAAATAAGGAAATAAAATGAAAAATGAATATAAATACATAATGCGGCTTTATAATACTGAAAACAAAAAAAATATTCATTTTCAAATAAAAGAAGATTTTTGGAAAACAAAATCTAAAAAAATAGGAAAAATAATAAAAAATGCTATAAAAAAAATACAATGACATTACAACAACTAAAAGAAGATGCAAATAAAGAGTTTGATAAAAAAATAAGAAAAAAAAACTATGGAGCTTGTTTTGAATGTTGCGATTACGAGAATATTATGAATAATATTAAAGACTTCATAGACTTTTTAATAATTAAAGCATACGAAGAAGGAAAGAAAGAAAATAAAAAATATGTTGATAAAATTTATTGTGTTTGTGTTGATTGCGGAATAGAAATTCCGTTTGGGGAAGTACAATGTAGCGAGTGTAGAATGGAAAGAAAGAAAGAAAACAGAAATAATAAGAAATAATTTGCGAGATAAATATAAAATATGAGTAACTTCATCGCAAAAATAAAACACCCGGAAACAGGAAAAATCGTTGGAGCTGTCTTTATAGATAATTATTTTGGCGAGCATAAATATGGCGTTAAAATTGAGGGCGAAGTCGTTGTGCGAAAATTATTTGGTGATTATTTAAAACTTTGCGAAGATTATAAAAATAAAAAAGTTTAATAAAAAAATATGGAGGATATAACACAAAAATTAATAAAAATTATTCAGCCGGTTAAAATCGGCACTAGAGTTTCACAAAATTTCGGCAAGCCTGCAAACGATTTTTTGGCTAAAAAGTATAAAGAATTTGGATTAGTTGATGCAAACGGTAATCCTTTTCATAATGGAATAGATTTTGCTTGCCCGTCAGGAACGCCGACATTTGCCGTAATTAACGGCAACACAAAGTCTTGCGGTTATAATAATACAGCAGGCAATTATGTTGTTTACGAAACTGATACAATTCAAGGCGAAGGCTTCAAGTATAAATTGGAGTTTTTTAATTATCATCTTAAAAAAGTTTTTGTTAAATCAGGAAGTTTTGTGGAAATGGGGCAAAAAATTGCAGAAACAGATAACACAGGATTTTCAACTGGCGCGCATGAACATTTTGGCGCAAGATTATGGGTTATGAAGACAATGGAAGGCAAGGATTTTTTCGTAAAATACCAAAATGATTATATGGGATATATCAACCCTGCTGATTTGTTTGTTGACAGAATAGGAACTTTGCCAGTTGATAAGTATTACGGAAGAGAAAGAAATTGGCTTTTAGAGTTTGCTTTTAGATTTGCTAATTTGCCGCCAAAAACAATCAAGATGCCATTTTTAATGCAAAGAGTTAAAGCGGGTCAATATGTTCATAGAAAATTGATAAACGCAGGTAGGAAGCCGCCTATTTTAACAGATAGAGAGTTAAACGCCTTGATATATGGTGCTTGGGATATTGACAGTGTTTTAGATCCGTCAATGTTTGCATTATGGGCGTATTTTTCAAATTCAGAATATATGTTTAAAAAACAAAATGGCATTAAAATAACAACGCCATTAATAAGCGGAGGAATTTAAAAATGTTCAAGCGTTCAAAAGAAAACGAGGAGAAATATAAAAAACATTTAGCCAAACTTAAAAAAAAGTTAAATGGAAAGTGTCCATTTTGTCTTCTGGATAAATTACAAGTCAAAGTAGTTTTTAAAAATTCTATTGCCACTATTTTTGAAAATCAATTTCCATATAAAGATGTGAAAAGTCATCTTGTCGTAGTTGGTTCGCACACAGCAGATTATACTACATTGCTTGATTTTATTGAGGTTTATTTTAAAAAATATAAACAATATAATATATATATCAAGCCGAAAGGATCTGTTTGTCATCCGCATATCCATTTACTGAAAGTTAAGAAAACAGATATTGAAAACATAAAAAAAAAGTAAAACACATTTTTATGGTTTACGTAAAAAAAGAAAAGCATAAAACAAAAAACATTTATTATTCATTGAATTTTCTCATCGTTTTAAATGTTGATAGTAAAAAATATGTAGTTGGCACTTTTCATAGAATACAAGGAAAGTTTATATTTAAGTATATTGATAATCCATATATAATTTTTTTAAATTTTGACATTAAAAAGAAAAAGCATACAAGTGATGTTTTATGGCAGGAAATTGTTGACAGAGTTCCGCAAAAATACAGATTAGCATACCCCAAAAGACCAGTGGAGGAATTTTTATCACAGACTGGTGGAAAAATAGAAACAGATAATTTTGAATTTATAAGTTATTAAATATGAAAAATGAGATTTGTCTTGAATGCCAAAACTGTGGTAGAAAAACGCTTTTTAATGATTTGTCTTTATGGCTTGATAAGTTTACAGATTATTTTGATTTGATTGAATTTAATAAAACGGCAGAAGATATTTATATGATTAATTTTCCGGATTATTTATTAATTGATATTAAATTAAAAGAAAAGTATAAAAAATTGCTTGAAAAGAAAAATCCTTTATACACAACGTATAAAATGAAAAACAAATATGGCAAATATGATAAATACGCCGAAACAATAAAAATAATTTTATATAAAAAAACAGTAAAAAAAGGAATTTATTTGTGTAATAAATGTAAAAATAGTTGATAAAATTAAATAAATAATTAACAAAAAAAAGAGAAAATCAATTCTCTTTTTTATATGTTTTTTTGAATGATAAAATAGAAAAAATTAAAAGCAAAATTATGATTGACATACTTTTTTTTCTTTTGTTTTTTCTTTTATATATTTTCTACATTTGTTGCAAGTTTTCAGATTTTTATTATCTTTTTCTGTGAATTTTTTTCCGCATCTGACGCAATATCCGATACGCAGTCTTCTTTTTTGTATATTTTTTCTGTTTATTTCGGCGCATTTTTCACATGTTTTTCTGTCTTGTCTTTTTTCGGCGTAAAAACATTGTGAACAAACACCTAATTCAAAAGCAAAGTTTATTAACTTCACTCTTTTTTCTTTTAGTTGTTTTGTCATAGTTTTTTATTTAATTAATTAACTGAATAGCTTAATTTTCATTAAGCTAAACAGTCAAGCAATTATTCAAATTCTGGTATTCCCGCCCACTCTCTCAATAAAACATCGCCCTCGTCAATATGTTCTGCTAAACTTTGCAATTCTGCTATCTCTCCACAACTGATATTTTCGTTTTTAATCTGTTTTCTTAAATAGTTTAGTCTTGAGTTGATTTTTTTGTTTGTCATAGGTATTTTTTTAGTTTGTTTTTTCTTTCAGTAATAAGTTTTTTGATACCAATTAAAGTGTCAGCCATAAGTCGGTTACTCGTTTCGTTGCAAAAGCTATCTATATCAAATATTATTGTGTAGTAGTAGCCGTTTTCGTTTCTACTTATAGTGTGTCCTTTGTAAGTGATTTCTTTTTTCATAGGTTTTTATTTTAAATTAATTAATTAGCCTAAAGGCTTATAAAAGCCCAAAGGTCAAGCAATTAAGTATTGTGTTTCATTTGACAATCTTTACAATAAATATATTCTGTATTTGGTGGTAATTTCCAATCTTTAAACTCTTTTTTTAAATAAACAGTTTCACAAAATAAACATTTTACTTTATTATTTTTAATCTTTTTCATAAAATTATTTAGTTAGCAATAGGATTATTTCAATTAATAAGTGAAGTAATACTATCAAAATACATGCTGTAAAATAACCTTTCCAATAGTTTTTATTCATATAAATTTAATTTATTTGTAGTAAAAGTTCTTTGTATTCTTTTTTTAGTCTTAATCTTTCTTGTTTATGTTCTTTATCTATGTCATAACTTGTATCTGACAAAGTTTTTACTGCAATTTTTAATTCTTTAATAGCCTCATTTTTGGGCAATTTTAAAATCTGTTCTTTAAATGTTTTCATAGGTTTTTTTATTAATTAATTATCTGAAGGTGGCTAAAAATAGCCACCTTCGTGTTTCAAGATTTCCCGATTCAGTTAAAAAATAAATTGTTGCTGTTCTAGGTTGTCCATAATAGTTTCCTATTTGTGGCGTTGTTCTTCTGTAATATCCTTTTTCGTAAAGATCATTGCCCGCTTTGCGATATTGATAAACAGTCTCATGCATTAATTCAATACATTGGTTTTTTGTTAGACCTAAATTTCTTCCTGTTTTAATTTTCATAACATTTTTTTTATTAATTAATTATCTAATAAAGAGGCGTAAAAACTTTACGCCTAATTATCAAAAAACTAATCTCTTATTGTCATTTCGGCATCTTTTGTTATATCACCATCAATTCTGACAATGTATTTTGTTTTATCATTTAGAGCACCCTCTTTGTGTTTATTGTCGCATTTAATAAACGTGTCAAATAGATATTCTGCACCACCGGTTGTTTTGTGATAATACAATTTAATGTCCATACTTTTTAAAGTTATTTATTAATTAATTAGCCACAAGGCTTTGCAAGCCCTGCGGTCAAGTAATTAAACTTTAATCTTAAAATGTCCGTTGTCTGAATTGTCGCCGTCCATTTCATTTTTACCTAAATATAAATTGTTTTCAATCCGTTTTTCATCTTTTGTTATATGTCTAATAAAGTCCACCATAACTGTATTTGGCTCTAATCTGTCAATAGGATTAAAATATGGATTTCCTTGCTCACTTTGTTCTTGTTTTAACTCTGCTAAATATTCTTTAGCCCTGTTTAAAAGATCTTTTCCGTCCCAATGACTGAACAATGTTACGCTCTCGTCCTCGTCCTCTTTTGTTTTTTTAACAAAAGAAATTGAAATTCTGTTTCCCATAAATTTTTTTTATTAATTAATTATATTTTTTATTTGACTTTTTACTTAAAAATAGATAAAATATAAATAGGATTCGTTTTTGATTTTGTGGGGTGGGGCGGCTATATCTTCACATATAGCCGCCCCATAAAGGGCTAATTAACAAAAATTCTTGATCCGGACGACAAATCGTACATTGTGCGGTGCTGATATTTCCAAGCCTTAAACTCTGCAATTCTGCGATTTTGGCAAATTATAGCAATATCAATATACTTCCGCCCCCTTGCCTCCCAAGAGGTAATAAAGGCATCGTCAATATCTTCCATTTTTGCGATATTCATCAATCTTGTTTCTTGTAGTGGCGAATATTCACAATTTAGACCCAGATTTACCTGAAAGCCGGAGTCTATAATCTGATGTTTTCCGGTTTTTACATTCTTAAACATTTTTTTGACTCCATTTGTTAGGGGTTAAAGAACAGATTACAAGGGATTATCATAATCCCCTGAATATCTATTTTTTAAAATTTTCTGTTTGGTCTAGATTAAAAACTTTTGCAAAGCCCAGCGGTATAGATACATTTTTTATTTTTTGTTTGCCTTTTTCATTTTTAACAGTAGTTTGAAAAGTGTTAAACCCTTTGAAGACTGAAATTGCTTTGCTTCCTTTTTTAATTTTTAGCCCTTTTTCTTTTGCCTGCAAAAAAGTCAGCCATTCATCAGATTTGAATCCGTTTTTAATTTTTGCGTTCTGTAACTCTGCTTGATTTCTGCCTTGATACTCATTCCCTGAAAAATAATTAAATTGAGTGTTTTCCATAACATTTTTTTTATTAATTAATTATTTACAAGGGCTTATTTAAGCCCCTATTTAACAATCAATTAAAATTGCCAAGCCGACCAGAGAAAGCAGATTATTATACCGATATAACAGAGAGTTTCATATTTTGGCGTGGGATTATTAATTTCCCGCCAGCCTTTTTGAAATTTATTCATAACATTTTTTTTATTAATTATATAATTGAATAGCGGAGAACAGAGCAAATGTGTAATAATATATATGTATATTCACTTGATGACCTCCGCATATCTCGATATAATTAATGTATTCAGTTGTCAAATAACTTGTATTGCCTTGTTCACCGACCCAGTCTCATTTGGTAATATTGTGTGTTCTCTCTCTCTTTATCTATATACATCATACACCCTGCAATACAATATGTCAATACCCCAGACAATATGTAAATCTACATAAATAATGCAATGCATTAAAAAGTTATCCACAAGCACACAAAAAACATTTAAAAGAAAAGAAAAGAAAAAGATAAAAAAAAAAGATATATAAAGATATACCGAACAAAATACCGAACAGAAATTTAAGAAAAAAAAGAGAAGAAAGAGGTGTAAATACCTATGCAATACAGAGAAACACGCTTAGAACGCAATTTTAAGCCTCAAATTTTCGCTAAATTTGATATATCATAATAAATAGGATAAAATAATATAAATACTATAAAGACTAGCGGACAAGGCAGGCGAACCACTACACCCCCGCTAGCTGCCAATAATGTAGTGGATACCGGAACGGGCAACCCTCCGGCGATGATTAACCGGAACAGCATTAGCGGTTAATATTGAACCCAATCAGCTAATCAAGACTGCGAGGAGAGATATGCTGTGAGTTGTTTCCCATCAACACAAAGGGATTAAAACAACAAAAAAACAAAGACCGAATAGGCTTTTTAACCTCACTAGCCTAAAAAATATTTTCCCCTTGACAAAAACGGTTAAATGTTAAACAATATAATAATAATTGTAATATATGCTTGACTTAGCAGAATATAACCTCACTATTAACCAATATAAATTTATTAATATACTCTACCAGATTTTGCAAGGTAAAACCGAAAATATGTCTCTTGCTAAAATCGCAAAAAAAGCAGGTTATTCTGACGCCTTAGCCGATCAACCTTGTATTATTATACGCTCAAAAGGTATTCAAAAAGTACTCAACGATAAACAATTTTTACGCAAAATTAAATCAATTCGTGACAGAGCTGGAAACTTCATCACCGATGCAAAATTACAAAAAGCTAGCGCTAATGATCTAACAAAAATTATTGATACTATGCAGAGAAATGCAAATTTACTGCAAGGTAAAGCCACTACAATCGCAAAAAATAGCAATTTAAACGTAAATGTCAATGACCTGACGGCAGAGGAAATAAAAGAGATATTAAAGAGCAAGCTAAACAACACAGAGGCAGAAAATGGCTAAAACTAGACAAATATGTTTGTGGATAAACTGTTTTTAGTGTCGCACATTATTCATTGTGCGACACAATGAATAAATAAATAGACAAAAACAAGGTAATAATTGACAAAATAAGAATAAAATTGTGTAATCTGTGGATAAGTGGGGGGGTGTCTGGTTTCATAGGGGGGTATACATATATATAGGTAAGGTATTATGTTTAAAGGGTTATAAAGGTATCATGTTTAAAGGGAGGAGAAAACATTTAGGTTTTATATTTAATTTGATAAAATTAGTTTATTTTATGATAGAGATAGATAAGAATTTAAAGGAGAGATTGAAGTTATGGGAGATGGGAGATAGGAATGTAGGGGACAGGGAGATGATAATGAAGTTATGTAAGGAAGACATAGGATATTGGGTTAACAATTTTATATGGACGTATGATCCGAGGTTAGAGGAGGGGGTGATACCGTTTATATTGTATCCGAGGCAGGAGAAGTTAATAATGGAATTGGAGAGGAGTTTAAATTTGACAAGGGGGGGGAGTAAGGTGAACATGTTATTGGATAAGCCAAGGGGAGTGGGAGCGACATGGGCGATAATGGTATGGATATTGCATCATTGGTTATTTGATGATTTTAGTGTAAGGGTAGGGAGTAGGAAGGAGGATTATGTAGATAAGAGGGGAGAGCCGGACACATTATTTAGTAAATTTGATTTTGTATTGGATAGGTTGCCTAGGTGGATGTTGCCAATTGGATTTGATATGGGTAGGCACAGGAGTTCAATGTTATTGGTAAATCCAAAGAATGGTAACAGTATAAGTGGGGAGAGTGCTAATATTAATTTTGGTAGGGGTGGAAGAAAGAGTGTAATAGTATTTGATGAGTTAGCCTTTTGGGAGTGGGCGAAGAGTTCATGGGAGAGTGCGGGAGAGGCGACAAATTTCAGATTAGCGATGTCAACGCCGCCTGAGAATGGTAGGGATTCGCATTGGTATAAGTTATTGAAGGGAGTGAGAGGAGAGGTTAAGGTATTTGAATTTGATTGGAGGGATGTTCCTACAAGGGATGAGAAGTGGTTAAGGGAGCAGAGGTTATCAAAGAGTGAGGAGGAGTTTGCGAGGGAGGTATTGAAGAGTTTTGAAGGGACGACGGAGGGCAAGGTATATGCTAAAGATTTGATATTGGCGGATATAGGGGAATATAAGTATAATCCTAAATTGCCATTGTTTGTGTCATGGGATTATGGGTTGGACGGGGTGGGTTTGATATGGTATCAGAAGAATTTTGAGTTAGATAAGGTATATATAATAGACAGTTATTATAATTTTGATAAGGTAATAGATTTCTATTTTCCTTTTATAACAGGAGTTGTTGTATCAGGATTATTTGAATATACGGAAGAGGAGTTGAAGAAGATAAAAGAGCATAAGGAATGGAGGAGAGATATAATACATTATGGAGATCCTGATGTTAAGAAGCGTGATTTGAAGAGTGGTGAACGCTTGGTTGATTATTTATATAATAGGGGAATATATATACAGCATGAGGAATGGAATGGAAGGACATGGTTGGATTTAAGGGAAAAGACCAAGTTATTATTTCAACGATTATGTATAGATGAGAATAAGAATGAGACTTTATTATCTGCATTAAGGAATGCGAAATATCCCAAGAGAAGGGAAAATTCACAAGCGATAGGAGCACCGAAGAAGCCGATACATGATTGGAGTTCTCATTTAAGGTCTAGTTTGGAATATTTCGCAGATAATGAACCTGAATTTAATCCGATACAGAGTGTTGAAGAGATAAGGCAAATGGCTGCGCAAGAAGCTAAATTTAATAAATATGATATAATATAATTATATGGAATTGCAATATAAAGAGGAATATAAGAATAAAAAAGAACTTAGACCAAAATGGAGTAAAGAAGAAGAAAATTACAGATCTTTTTTAATAGACAGATTATTGAAAGCTGATAATCAAAGAAATCATGAATATACCGAGCTTGATGATATGTCTTATGAAACTTACTATACGGAAAATTCAAAGGCTGCTAATGCTTATATTAGACCAAAAGACAATGCGGAAGATAAAAGAATTACCACAGGCACAACTTTGGAGAAAGAGGCGACATTATTGTCGTCTATTTTAAATTACGATATTACGCCAATGATTTTTTCTTATAATGAAATAAATCAAGAAATATTTGGATTTGGAGATAAACTGCAAGATTTAATTAAAAAATCAAGGGAATTGGAAGAATATGATGAAATTAAAGGTTTGATTTATAAGGAGGGTTATGACCAAGGAACTTGTTTTGTAGAGGAGATATGCCAAAAAAAATATGTAAATGAAAAACAAATTAAATCAGAGCTTAAGAATTTGGAAAAATTAAAATGGAAAAATGAAACTGTTTATAAAGGAAATGAATTAAAAACAAATTTATTTTCAGGACTTAAAATTTATCTTGGAAACTTCAGGGAGTTTTTTATCCAAAAACAACCATATATCTTTACAGTTGATTTAATGTCAAGAGCGCAAGCTGAAGTTATTTTCGGACAATTTGATAAATGGAAATATGTGCCTAAAAAAGTAAGTAAATTTGTTCCTGAAACATTCGGATATACTGAGTATATGGATTTTACTATGCAGGAAATTGAACAAGATTGCGTGGAAATAGTTAAATATTATGATAAATGGGTTAATGAATATCAAATAATGCTAAATGGAGTTATGATGCTTCCTGTCGGATTTCCTCTAACAGTAGTATCACCAAGCGGAGAATATCCCATGGGAAAACTTGATGTAGCGCCTATTTCAAGATATTTTGCCTTATCAAAGTCAGTTCCCGCTAAAACTAAAGTAGACCAACAAGTTTTGGATCACTTCCTTAGAATGATGATTTTAAAAATGGAAAAAAGCTTCAATCCGCCAATGGCTAATAATACAAATAGGATTTTATCTAAAAATATTTTTTATCCAAGAACCATACATAATAATATAGATCCGTCTAAATTACAGCCGATAGGCGATGTAAATGGACTTTCAAATGCTGAATTTAATATCTTCAGCTTCATTAAAAAGATTATTGATGATAAATCAATATCACCTCTTTATTCGGGACAATCTGTTTCAGGAACACAATCAGCCACTGAAATAATGGAGCTTAAAAAACAAAACTTAATGAGGATAGGACAATCTGTTTTAGGCGTTATTATGTTTGAAAAACAAATGTCAAATTTAAGGCTATATAATTTATTGCAAAATTGGACTGAGCCAATGTCAGAAAAATTTGATGAAGTCAAAAAAGCAATGAAGCCTATTTTTATGACACAATCAGTTGAAAGCACAGATGAAAACGGTGAATCAGTAACTAATGTCTATGAATTTAATGAAGAAGCGGCAAATACTAAAACACCTGAACAAATAGATGCTGAAAATAAAATAATGTCAGGAATTAAAAAAAGAAAAAAAATATACCTTAATCCAAAAGCCATAAAAGAATTTAAAGGTTCATTTTATATAAAAATGAACATACAAGAAAAAGATAAAGGCGATTTGGATAGAATGCTTTTTACTCAATCAGTAGGAGAAGGATTTAATTTATTTACACCACAAGCTTTCAATATGGCTTATCTTAAAGAACAATGGGCTATTAAAAATAAACTTGATCCGTCTAAATTGTTTGTGCAGCAACAACCAATACAACCTATGACTGGAGAAGAAGGAGAAAACGGCGCAAATAGCGGAGCTACTTCTTCAAGTTCCATGTCGCAAATGCCGGAAGGAATAAAACAAGCGGTTACTAATCCGTCTTTAAAAGCTATGGCTATGTCTTAAATTATTTATGAAAATAAAAAAATACTTCAAAAAGCTTTTTTATCCGGCTAAATTAAAAGGAAAATTGAAAAAAAAAGAATTGGAAATATCTGAACTGGTAAAACAAATTAAATTTTATGAAAATAAATTTCAACGATTTTATGAGTTTGAGGCGGATATTCTAGAAGCCAGAAAAAGCAATTATTACTTGGATAATTTAAACCCGGATAAACTTAGTGTTTTATTAGCAGAAGCAAGCGCTGTTTGGAATAATAAATCTTTTAAAAAAATACTTGATTTTTTGGCAAAAGAACAAGCAAGAGAAGCAATATTAAGATCTGCTGATAGCCAAATAAATACATTTCATAGGGCGGCTGTAAATAATATCTTTTTAATATTGGATGAATTTGAAAAACTAAATAATATGTTTTTAGAATCTAAGCAAAAAGCTGATGATTTTGATAAACACGAAATAATATAAAATAGAAAACATTATGTCAGAAGAATTACAACAACAAATTGAAGAAAAAGAAAATGAACTTCAAGCAGCCAAAGAAGAATTGGCTAAATTTAAAGACAAAGATTACAATTTTTCAGTTTTAAGAAAAAATATTGATGAAAAAAATGAAGAAGTTGAAAAATTAAGAAAAGAAATAGAAGAAAAAAATAAACTTTTAGAAGAAAGTAAAAATGAATTTACAAATAAAACCATTGAAATTTATGCAGAAGATTCACTGAAAGCTTTAGCGGGAGAAGACCAAGAATTGCAAGAAAAAATAAAACAAAATTACGAAAGAATAAAAGATGAAGCACTTACAAAAGAAGATGTTTTTAAAAAAATGAAAGATGCTTATGCAATGACTGTCGGCAGCCAAACAACTGAAAAAAAAGAAGCTAATCCTTTGTTTACAGCTTATCAAACTATAAATAGAGAAAATAAAAAAGAGGAAATAAAACAAGAAACAGTAGATTTAGCAAAAGAACTTGGAATTAAACATATTTATGAAGAAAAAAAATAATATTAAAAATTTATGCCTAGACCAAAAAAAAATATGACAAATGAAAATGTAAATGAAAAGGAACAAAATATAACAAGAGAAGAATATGATAAATTGTTAAAAGAAATTCAACAATTAAAAAGAGGAGAAATGCCTGTTTATGATCCGCAAGAAGAAGAAACTTATTACACAGTTAGAATGTATAACGGATTTCCTATAATCGGATTTGAAAATGTGTTAATGAATGAATTAAAAAATAAAGAAGAGATAATTTTTTATTATCTGGAAAATTGGGAAACAAAACAACAAGGTAAAATGGAATTTTTAAAGTATATTAATGATTTGAAAAAAGAAAAAGTAAAATCCATAAGTTCAAAAATAAAAGAAAAAGTTGAAATTCAAGGATATACCACAATAAAAAATGTTCCTGAAGGTTCTTATAAAACAGTTGATACTGGTATTAAAGTTCCATTGAAAGTAATAACTCCACAAGTTATACATACTGTTCAATTTGAAAATGGCAAAAAATTAGAAATTAATAATGATTTTTTAAATTAAAAATATGTTTAATAAAATGAAAAAACAAAAAGAAAATAGATTAACAGTAGAACAAAAAAAAACATCAGATAAATGTTCAAATATAGCAAAAGATATTTTAAAAATGATTGCAAATTATGATAATTTAACAATAGGACAATATAACCAGCATGAGTTTAATGAGGCATATAAAGATTTAATCCAAGAAATTAAAAAATATTTACTTACAAAAAATGTTTTATTGGAAGAAATTAAATTAATTAATCAATACTTGGAACAGCCGACATTGCAAATAAATCATATATTAAATGAGAATTTAAACAATTCGCTAAGACAAGCTCAAGAAAAACTTTGGAAAAAATCACCTGAAGATATAACTTATAATGACTTGGATAATATTTTAAAATAAAATGGCAAATAAATCTTTATTAATAGGATGTGGTAAATCAAAAAAAATAGAACTTGTTTTATATAATAAAAATCCAGATAAAATAATTACATTGGATATTAATAAAGATTGTAAACCTGATGTGTTATGGGATTTAACAAAACACCCATTACCTTTTAAAGATGAAGAATTTGACCAAGTTCACGCCTACGATGTTTTAGAGCATTTAGCTTATCAAGGAGATTATGAATTTTTTTTCAAAGAATTTAGTGAGTATTGGAGAATATTAAAAAATAATGGCTATTTTTGTGCAAGTGTTCCTAAAAAAGAAAGTATTTGGGCTTTAGGTGATCCTTCACATAAAAGAATAATAACAATAGAACAAATAATTTATTTGGAACAAAAAATATATGAACAATGCGGAAAAACAAAAATTTCAGATTTCAGATATATTTGGAAAAAGAATTTTGAAATTGTAGATGTAAATTTAGAAAATAAAGATTTAATTTATTTTGTTTTACAAAAAAAGTTTTATGAAAGATAATTTAAAAATTTGTATTTGTCTTGCTCATAATTATAGTAGTTTTGATAGAAATTTTGTTATGAGCTTACTTACCATGCAATCATATTTTTATGAATGGAGAAAAGAAGCTGGTAAAAATCATAGTTTAATGTTGATGGTTCATGGCGGATATTGTCTTGATAAAATGAGAAATGCTGTAACAATAGAGGCATTAAATAACAATGCTGATATAATTTTATATCTTGATACTGACATGACCTTTCCTCCAAATACCATAGTAAGATTATTAAAAACATTGGAAGATAATCCTGAATATAAAGCAGTTTCAGGCTTATATACTGCTAAAAAAGACCCTTATGTTCCGCAAATATTTAGTAAGTTTGATAAAAAAAGACAAAGATTTGTCCGTTCAGTAGCTTTTTGGCTTGATAATCCTTTTCCTATAGATGGTGCAGGTTTAGGTATTTTCATGGTTTGGGCAGATGAAATAAAAAAACTTGAAATGCCATATTTTAAATTTGTTGACAAGGGTGAGAATAAATTGATAAAATATGGAATGGGAGAAGATTTATATTTCTGTTGGAAATTAATAAATAACAATGTAAAAATAATATGTGATCCACAAACAATTTGTGGACATTTGGATACAAGACCCGTTGATTTGGGAAGCTATGTAAGAAAAAATAAATTGAAAATAAAAAATAACCAAATTTATATAACTAAAGAACAAGTTAAAATTCTTGAAAAAAAATCTAAAAAACAATTTGAACAAAAAGAAACTAAAATAAAATTTAAATAAGTAAAATTTGCGAGGCAACTAACCTCTGTAAAAAAGTTTATTACTTAACCCGAAGAGAAACTTCGTTAAAAACATAAGTAATGTAGGGATTCAGACCCTATTTTTTTGAATTTAAAAAACTAACTAAACTTTTATGAAACCATTAAAAGACGGTTGGGCTATTAAATCATATCCAAAGTCTGCTTCCGTTACATTTACACAAGGCGACTTGGTATTTTTATCGGCTGGATATGTTTATACAGCAACAGCTCAATCTACAAAACATTTAGGAATTATCCTAGAGGCTATAACCTCAGGTGATAGTGATTTTGCGTCTAATACAGAAGTAAAAATCGCAGTTCCTGATGGATTAGCTTCAGAATTTGAAGCAACAGTAACAGGCACTTTGACATCAACCGATGTAGGCGCTCAATTTGATTTATCAACTGCTGGTTTAATCAATAAAGCAGGAACAACTTATAAAGTTGTTACTTGTGTTGGTTATAAGTCAGCAACAAAAGGTCGTTTTATTCTTAATTCTAATATGGTATTTGCGGACACAACTTGGGATTAATCCAATTTGTTTGCACATATTAAATATTTAAATATATGTCATCTTATACAAGTTTATTATCGGTTGCTTCTTTGGATGTCTTTACAGATTTAATTACTAAAGACTTCACATATAATCAGCAAATGATTACTCCGATAGCTCAACAACTTTATATTGTTGATAACAGAGAAGCAAATTCAGGTGACCAAGTAAGATATGACGAAGTTGATACAGAAACTTTTGCTTTACTTAAAGCGGAAGGCGATGACGCTTCAAAAGTATCTGCTGGTGTAGGCTACAACAAAACAAATCAGGCGAAAAGAATTGCGACTGAAATTGAAATCACTTATGAAATGCGAAGATATAATAAGAAACCTATGATTGTTTCTTTAATGACTAATCTTTCACATTTTTGTCCGCAAAGACTTGAACTTGATTTAACACATAGAATAACTTTTGCCACTTCATCTACTTATGTTGATCAAGATGGACAAACAGTAACTGTTACTATGGGCGATGGTTATCCATTAACTTATGCTACTCATGATTTGGCAAATTCTTCTTCCACATACAGAAATAGAATTTCAGGAGATCCTGTTTTATCACAAGGTTCTTTAGAATCAGCAGAAGAATTGGCAAATACAAATGTATTGTCAAATTTTGGTGAACGAAGAGTGTTGAATTTCAACACATTGGTTACAGGCGATGATCCAAACACTTGCAGAACAGCAAAACAAATAATGAATAGCACAGCAGATGTTGACGCAGCTCAATCTGGTGTTATGAATTATTACGCAGGATCTTATAGGCATATTAAATTGCCTTATTTGGCAACTACTGCCGCTGGAGCTTATGACAGCACAAAGAAAAAATGGTGGGGCATTTTCGCCATTGGAAATGGTGTTAATGGTTCTTGGCAGGCATATTTATCAATTTTTGAACCTAATAATTTGAAAACTCCTGAAGAGGATGTTCATAGCGATAATTATGTTTATGGTTCAAGAATGTCATATTGTATTACTGTTGTTTCAGGCAGAGGTGCAATAATGTCTTGTCCAACTACTTAATTAAATAATTTTACAGTTTATGCTTAAAAGGTGCGGTGGTGGAATTGTAAAGTTTAACTTATAATTTTATGAATTATAATCAAAATGCGGGATATGGCAGAGCATTATTTAATGCTGTTCATTCTGCTATTCCGACTTTCGGAAATATTTTCGTTGTTTTAGACCCAGATGATTATGATGAAGGTAATTTCCAACACATGCAAGAATTGTTTAGTGCAGACCCTGACGGAAGAGTAAGATTTTTTACTGATTTATCATTAGCTGAAGATGTAGCAGAATCTAATAATAATGATGTTATTGTTTTAGACGGCAACAGTTCTCATGCTTTGACTACCTTTATAACTAACGACAAAAATCGCTTACATTATATCGGTCTTGATTATTTAATGGGGATGAAGCGAAGAATAGGTCAGTCAACTAAAGTAACTATTGCAGGTTCAATATCAACAAACACATCAACTATAAGAAATACAGGTATTAGATGTTCTTTCAGAGGAATTAAATTTGATAGTTCAAACACTTCAACTTCAGCTCTTTGGGCTTTTGAAGATGGTGGAGAATTTACTTATTTTGATTCTTGTCATTTTGTAAGGTCTGCAATTTTAACAACTGCCACTGCCGCTGATTTATTAATGAATGGTGATAGTTCAGAATTTCATAACTGTTCTTTTGGCGGAACTGCTTATAACATTACAGCAAACGGCAATAGACCTTGCGTTGATTTAAAAAAAGAACAAATAACAGGAAAAGTTTGTAGAGATGGTATTTTTGAAAATTGCTTATTCCTTAGAAGAAGCGGAGATGCTGATAATTCATTTATTTATTCAGCAGGCGCTACAGATGTTGAAAGAATGTTGCTAGTAAATAAGCCTATTTTCTGGGCTGATGCAAAAAGCACTACAAATATGGACGAATGCGTAAGCGGTGCGGCTTCATTAACAGAGGGTTCAATTTTGGTAATTGACCCTGTAGCGACACAAACTCCAGCCTCAATTTCAACTACAATAGGCGTATTTGTTGAAGGATATACTCCAGATGCAACAGGCGCTGCCGCTGGTATTGCAATTCAATGCGCTTAATAATTAACTAAAATATATGTCAGAAATAACAAGGAATTCTGATTTACTGGAAGAAGGTGTTGATGAATTTGCAGGAGTTGCAGTTGAAAAAAAAGAAAAAAGAGGTAGAAAGAAAAAATCAGAAAAATAAAACTTTATTAGGGGCAGAAGGGGGCGACTTTTATGTCATCTGCCCCATAATACAGTTTTATAAATTATTATATGGAAGATTTAAAATATTATAATTCAAAATTAAATGATTTTGATAAATACAGTAAAGAATCAAGAGATATGGAATTTAGGGGTAATATATCTAGGGCTAAACAATGTAAAGAAAAAGCTGAAAATATAAAAAGAGAAATATCAAAAGTGATTCAAGTAAGAGAAAAAAACAATTCTAAATTTATCAAAAAATTTTATTAATTTATAAAATATATGTTATTAGACGGAGTAAATAAACAATCGTTTATTTCAGATAGAATACCTTTACCGGTTGACGTTGTGGCTGATACTTCTTATGTAAATTCAATTACAGGAGAAACTGTGCAACTGTATTATTTTTCAAATGCTTTATTAACTTGTGCAGCCGCTGGTGAAACAACTGCTTCAACTTGGGCTGCCTTAGCTGCTACTTCAACTTTTGAAATAGATATAAATTCACAAACTTATATTATTAATCCTGATTTTACAGGTGATGCTTCAATGGCAAATGTAGCGGCTTCAATTCAAACAGCGTTACGAACAAAAGTGGCAAGTGTTACTTGTGCTTATTCAACAGACCATTTTGTCATAACAACAGCTAAAGATGAAAGTGGAGATAATGCCGCAAATAATATTTCAGTATTAAGAAATCCAACTTCAAATACCGGAACAAATATAGCGGGTGCTTCTTGGATGAATGGTTTATATGGAGCAGGAATTGTTACACAAGCAACTCCGACAACAGATGCAGGAGAAGCGGCAGGAACAGTTGTAATTGCTAAATTAGCTTATAGTGGTATTTTAGATACTTTGGGTGTTGGTATAGGAAATAAAGACGCAACTTCTTTGGCTTGGACAACAGGAACTGTTTTGCCAGCTAAATACATGAAAGATTGCCCTAAATATCCGATAGAGGATGTAACAAATAAAGAACTGGTTGATATTGCCTATGATATAGTTAAAAATTATTCTACAAACGGAGAATGGTGTCTTGACCATAGGCTTGGTGTTATTTTCGGTAAAAAAGCGTCAACAGGCACTTCTGATACGGCAGCATATAAAGTAGCGACACAAACAACAGGTGGCGGAACTTCAATATCTGAAAGCATAAATGTTGCAAAATATGGAAATGTAGCGGCAGTTAAAGATGATGCGGCTTATGCACCAGCTACACATTATCCTGTCCCTGTAGCAGGTGTTGCTGATGAAGCTTCAACAGATTCAGTTGATGAAGGTGATTTGGGATATTTAAGAATGACACTTGATAGAAAACAAATAAATGCAAGTGAACATATTGACGATGCGGCTTTAGCAGGAGGTAAATATACTACAGTAATGGGCGCAAGAGCCGATGAAGATGCAACAGATAGTGTTGATGAAGGTGATGCCGGATATTTGAGAATGACTTTAGATAGATTGCTTTTATCTTCAAATTCAGCACAAACAGCAAATGGATTAACTCCGTTGACTGACGCTGATGCGGATAACACAGCACAAACAATTAAGGGTTCAGCTGGTAATTTATATAATCTTATTGCTTATAATCCGAATACTACAATAGCTTATGTGCAGATATTTAATCACGCATCTCCAACAGTAGGCACAACAGCAGCAGTATATATTTTACCAATTCCGCCGAATGGAATTGCAGGTATTGAGCCTTCAGTGCCGATTACATTTTCAACTGCAATAACTTATGCGGCGACTACAACTGCGACAGGAAGCGGAGATCCGACAACCGGATTAGTTTTGTCAGCAGCTTATAAATAATTTAACAATATAAATATATGGCGATAGCAATGCCTTATGTTCCGATGTCAGACGACGGAACAGTAATTAAACCATTGGTTACCACACGAAATGTCGGAGTATATAATGATGTTTATTTTGTAGGAAGAAATGCTGCAAATAATGCTTGGATAGATATGTTTAAGTTAAATTCTTCTGACGAAATTGAATTAGGAACAACTTTAAATGTAGGAACAATGACTGTTGATGATGATAGCGGCGCGGTTGTAGTTCTTAATATGCCTGTTTCGGCTGACCCTGCTGACGGAACAGAAGAGAGTTTTGACTTTCAAATAGATTCAAATTCAATATTAAAACTGTATTCAGAAGCTGATTCAGCAGGAGCAGTTGATACACTGGAAGCAAGATTTGGAAATAATGTTGATATTTTGTGGCGCGCTTCAACAGGTGGTTGTAATCTAAGAACGGCAGAGGCGACTGTTAATGTAACGGCGGCTGCGAGCATAACAATAGCCTGCCAAGTGCCAAGTGGCGCAAGAATTATAGGCTGCCAAATAAGAGTTGACGCGGCTTTGGCGGCAGGTGAAACTTGGGACGCAGCTTATGAGACAGGCGCGACACAGGCGATAGCAACAGCGCAAGCGGTAGCACAGAATACAAAAGTAAATAAGTATTTTGATACACATGCGGCAACTGATATAGCTTCAGCGGCAACAGATATTGCAATTACAAAAAACGCCGGTGGAGCATTTACCGCGCAAGGAACTTTCAGGGGTATTATTTATTATATGGACAATACCGCAATGGCTAGTCTTTAATATATATTTTTATGATAATAAAAAATTTTTGGAAACCGACATCAATTCCAGGACTTGTCTGGGGCTGGGACGGAAGCCTTACTTCGGCAGGTCTTGTCAGAGACTTATCGCCTTATCATAACGATGTAACTATTGAAGGCTCATATACTGAGAATGACACTATTGTCGGGAAGACTGTTACATTTAATGGAACTGACACAAGGATTAATTTAGGAGATGCGGCACAATATTCGTTTACGAATGACGCACAAGGCTTTACGATCGTGATGATATGGCAAAAGTTACAAACTGGCAATCCCGAGCCTTTAATTTCAAAATACTCGGCGGCGGGAGTTACCGAATATATAGTTGGATCAATTTTGACAAGTAATAATCATTATTTTTGGGGTCTTGATACTGTTGCAGGAGGGTATAGGGGCAGATTTTCAGCTCCAGTTATTACAATTGACGGTATTTATCATTTATTTGTGGCGAGAAAAACAAACGGAACGGCAACGACTAATTTTGAATTTTATTCTGATAATGTGCAGAAAGATTCCGCAAATTTCACAAACGGGAATTTTACGCAGTTAAGGAATACAAACGCGCCATTATATATCGGTTTTACTTCTTATGGCTTAGGCACAAATATTTACGCCAATGTCAAAATTGGGGCAACAGGACTTTATAATCGACCTTTAACTAATCAGGAACTTACAAATATATACACGACTTTTGCAGCTTCACGAACAAGAGCTGAAACAGCACATAATTTAAAATTAAATACAGGCGGTCAAAGCATAAAAATAGAATAATATGAAATTATATTGCCCAAAATGTAATAAAACAACAAAAATATATTGTAAAGATGAAAAAGGAAATATTGCAATAGGCTGTATTGGAGTTTGCGAAAATGACAAGTGTGCAGAAAATATTGAGAATGACAGACTTGCTAAATTAGAAAACAATACTTTTTTAAATTATTCTTTCTTAGTAGAAAAAGAATTTATTAAATAAATAATTTGGAGGGGTTATGGCAAATGGTCAAGACTATAAAATAGGCAAACTTTGCGGACAAGTTGAGTCTTTAGAAAAGAGATTTGACAGTTTTAAATTATCAAACGAAAAAGACCACGATGAGATGTTTCAAATATTAGATGATTTGCGCGTTTGGAAGATAAAAACAGTTAGCAAGATAAGTGTAATATCAACATTTGTCTGCGGATTATTAGCACTAATTTGGCAAATTATAAAAATTAATTTTTAAATTTATGAAAAACGGATTTAAAGTTGAGTTAATGCTTAAAAAAGGAATTAAGTATTTTGCAATTTTTCTTTTGCCTGTATTAATTGACACATTCATAGTTGAATATCCACAATGGTCGCAATTAACAATAGGCGGTTTGCTTGTAATGGTGGCTAATTATTTGAAGCACGCAGAAGAATTTAAAATTCCATTTTTAGACAAATAAAAAATAAATAACAGTTAAGCAATGGACTTAACACAAAAAACTACAATTTTATGGAAAAAAAATTAGAAGAATTATCAAAACAATTTGAAGAAAAAAAACAAGAAATTATTAAAAAGGAAAAAGAAATTCAGATATTGCAACAGCAATGTATGGAATTAAGAGGAGCATACAAAGAATTTAAAAAGTATATTGAAGAAAATAAAGAAACAAAAAAGAAAAAATAATTAATTAATAAATGCGCGGTTATTGAAGCCAGCGCAAAAAAGGAGAACATTTTATGACTATGTTTGAAAAAGCCTATGATGAGGCTAAAAAAACATTTGAGGAGAAAGAAAAAGAGCAAGTTAAAAAAATGGTAACTGAACTTTTAACTAAAAGAGAAAAGTTATCAAAAGAAAAAGAAGAGATTGAAGAAAAAATCAGAATTATCGGCAAAGAGTTGGAAGATTTAAAAAACGGAAAAATTGACAAGATTAAGGAAAGACACGAAAAATCTGATGTAGCGGAACAATTAATGCCGTTCAGGTTTATTGGTGATTGGGGAAATATACCAAACTATTTTCCAGGCACTTACGATGTAACTTGTAATTTTAATGGACAAGAATTTAGAAAAATATTTTATTTTTAGTTTATTTTCTTAGCAGTCTATCACTTAGACTGCTAAATAAAGTAAATATAAAAAAATATGAGTAGCAAATTATTACAAACGCCTCAAATAATAGAAATTATAGGCTCAACTATTAGGATTAAACATCCTGATATATCAGGTTATACAAGAACGGAGATAGTCTCTCCTTTTACCGCCGCTGGAACAACATTAACAGTTTCAGATAATAATGATTTAGCAGATAATGATTGGTTTATTTTAGGTGAAAAAGGAGATGCGAAAACAGAAGAATGCGATGTTAATGGAGCAGTAACAAGAGGAACTTCAATAACCATTACAAACACAACAAAATTCAGCCATGAAATACATACGCCAGTTACTAAAATATATGAAAGAGGTATAAAGATATATGGTGCTGCTACTGATGGTGGTGCTGGAATATTAATAACTTCGGTTGACGCAAAAACAACCCCGATTGCTGATGCTGTAATGATACAGTGGGAAAAAAATTATACAGAATATACATTAATAAGCACAGATACAACTTATGCTTATTATTTTGTTAAATTTACTGATGGAACAACAGATAGTAGTGCAAGTGATTATGTGGCGGCAACAGGTTTAACTTATACAACAGCAGAAGAAATAATAAAAGGAGCATTGAAAAAAGTTCATGCTAAAATTGACGAAGATATTTCAAGAGAATGGTTGCTTGATGTTTTTAATGATTGGCAAGATGAAGTTTCACATTATATTACAAATAATGCTATAAGCAAGGATTGGTCGCATGAAATTTTTGATGAAAGCACCTTAACAATAACTGAAAATGAAGACACTTATGCTTTATCAGGATTAACCGCTGATTTAAAATATATAAACTCAAAAGAAGGTATTTTAAATGTTAGGCTTGGTTCTTGCCCATTGGCATATAAAGACATAACAGAGTTTGATAAAGATAGATATGGAGTTGTAAAAACAACATTAGCGTCAGATATTACGGCAGGAGATACCTCAATTACTTTGACGGATAGTTATGAATTTGCAGAATCAGGCACAGTTTCTATCGGTGAAGATACTATCACTTATACTGCAAACGCAGAAGCGACTGGTGTATTAAGTGGTTGCACAGGAACAGATAACGACCAAACAACTGGAGCATCTGTTTGGCAAGGAACTTCACCGGGAAAACCGAATTATTATACTATTTTTAACGGAAATTTAATTTTAGATATTCCTCCAAATAGCGATTATGTCGGATACAAATTAAAAATAAAAGGATTAAGAGCTTTACCTAGAATAACATCTTTAAGTGAAGCGACTTTGATACCTTTTACTTATGTAGGAAAATATTATATAGCGGCTCAAATAGAATATGAAAAAGGAAATGACACAAACGGAGATAGATTAAATGGTTTATATATGAAATATATGGAGCAAGAAGCATATAAAGATAAACTACAAACAATGGATACTTTTACTTATTATAATGGTATTGATATATGACACCTGTAAATTTTTTACAATTCATAAATGGTTTATATACTGATGTCGGTATTTTATCTGTTCCACAAGATGCTTTATATATTCAAGATAATGTCATTACTACATATAAGCTTGGTTCTTTATTAAAAAGACCGGGATATAGAAATATAGGAAGTGCGTTACAAACAAATAAATCAATAACTGGATTATTTAATTTCAGACAAACCGCTTCAACACAAAAAATGTTAGCTACTGTTGATGATGCTACTTCTGATGATACGCAATTATTTTATTCAACAGGAAGCACTTGGAATGAAATAACAGGAGCAGAAACAGCATGGGCTAATAAGGCTGGAATTAATGTTGAAATGGAAAATTTTATAACATATTGTTTTTTTGTAGGGTATGGATCAACTGATGGATTTTTACCGGTAGCATCATTAACAAATACAACATTTTCCACAAGCACAAACGTAACAAATATGCCTAGTGCTAAATATATTAAAAGATATAGGGATAGATTATATATAGGTAATTGTGATATTTCAGCGACAGGTTATCCTTATAGGGTATATTACAGTTCTGTTCCGTCAGGAGCTACAATTTCTTGGACAGTAGCAACTGATTTTTTTGATGTTGATTATTCAGAAGTAATAACAGGGTTAGGTGAAAATTGGGATAGGCTTATAATATTTACTGAATATTCAGCATATATGTATGATCAAAACTCTAAACAAAAAGTTTGGGATGTCGGTTGTTCAAATAATAGGACAATTAAAAATTCAGGTGCTTATATGCTTTGGGCTAATAGAGATGGAGTTTGGATTTCAACTGGTGGCAGACCAGAAAACATAGCAGGAAGAGTTATTGATTTTATAAGAAATTCAAACATAACAAATGCTTTTGCTGAAGTAGTAGATGAAGAATATCATTTATATTTAGGTTCAGTTACTGTAAATGGAGTTAGTTATAGTAATTGCACATTGATTTTTAATATACCGACACAAACTTGGAGAGTTCATGAATATGCAGATACAATGACAATATTTGCTAAATATTATGCTTCTGGTATTAATCATTTATGGATGGGAGATAATACTGGTGATGTTCACGAGCTTGGAAAATATACTGATTCAACATTATTAACAAGTGATGATGGAACAGTAATACATAGTTGGTTTCAAACAGGAGGACTGCATTTTGGTTCGCCTTATTTAAAAAAACAAATAGGTAAAATTATTGCTTATTCAGATAGAGCGCAAAATTTAATATTAAAAGCTAGAGTAATAAACAGAAACACACAATCATTAACACCATTTGTAGAAATAGGAATGTTAAAAAAATATATTAACGAATTACAATTTAATCAAAAAAGCGGACATATTTTACAAATAGAAGGTTCTGAAATGGGTTCAAATCCATACTGGTCTTTTTATGGATTTACCGCAAATATTGAAATAGATGGACAATTTAAAAATTAATTATTATGCCAATTATTGAAGAACTTGGGTTCAATTCAAATCATCGTAAAGAGATGAGAATAGATGATGAAATAGTTGAAGTTAATCAGACTTTTCCTGATATTAGTTTTCCAAATAATAAAATTAAAAGTTTATCAGTTGAAAAATTAATTTCAGGAACTATAAAATCACAACAGATTACTCTTGATATTGTAGATGGCGAGGGTGATATATATATTGCAGGAGGAACATTTGATGCCGCGACTTGGACAGCTACAGGAGGATTTATTTTAGGCTTAGATGATTCTGATTCAAATGTAGAAAAGTTTTTTATCGGAGATGCGACAACTTCAATAGATTGGAATGTAACCACAGTAGATACTTTAACAATAAAAGGGGTTATAACAGCAACATCTGGAAGCATTGGAGGTTGGACTATAAATTCAGATTCATTAACAGCTTCATCAGGAGAAGTTGGAATATCATCAGCAATTACGGCAGGTGATGATATAAGATTTTGGGCTGGAGATGCGATCCCTGCGAGTGCCGAGTTTAGAGTATATGAAAGCGGAGCGGTAGTCGCTTCAAGCATTACTGCGACAGGAACAATTAATGCTCAAGGCGGATATATAGGTGCTGCGTCAACTGCATTAGCGATTGAAAATGCAGGATTAAATATAGGTAATACAGGTTCAATTAGAGGTGGTCAAACTGCTTATGATACTGGTTCGGGCTGGTTTTTAGGATATAGTTCTTCAGCATATAAATTAAGCATTGGTGATGGAACATTAAATAATAGTTTAAAATGGGACGGAACTGATTTGTATGTTAAGGGAACACAATTATTATTTAATGATGTTTTTGGAAGTGGAAAAGATGGTGATGTTACTATATCGGCAGATACGACACTTACATCTGATATGTTTTATGATAATTTAACTGTTGATGTAACAAAAACATTAAATACAGGAGGATTTAGGGTGTTTGTAAAAGGAACACTTACATTAAATGGAACTATTGCAAGAAATGGAAATGCAGGTGGAAATGGTGGTTCTGCTGTTGATATAAATGGAGGAAGCGGAGGGACTGGAGGTGCTGCTTTAGCAGATGGTTCAATAAAAGGAACTATTGCAGGAGTTAATGGTGGTCAAGGTGGTGCTGGTGGAGGTAATAATCCAGGTAATTTTGGTGCTGCTGGATCTAATGGTAACGATGTGGCAAAATCTTTAGGTGATAATGGAGTAGTAGGAGTTTCTGGCGGTAATGGTGGTAGATCAGCTACATTTCCTGCTGGAAATCCAGGAGGAAGTGGTGGAGCAGGGGGAACTGCTGGTTCACAAACAGGAACTGTTTATAATCAACCATATAGCATTGTTCCTGCATATAATTTATATGATGAGTTACCTGCTGGAGATTATTTAAAATCTTCTGCTGGTTCTGGTGCTTCTGGCGGTGGCGGTGGTGGCGGAGGTTCTTCGGGTTCAGGTGGTGGAGGTGGTGGAGGTGGAGGATCTGGTTCTCCAGGTGGAATTGTATTTTTATTTGCTAAAACAATAATTGGTTCAGGAACAATAAGTGCAGTTGGTGGCAATGGAGGTAATGGAGGAGCAGGAAGAGATGGGATAAGTGGAAATGGCGGTGGAGGTGGCGGCGGTGGGGCTGGTTCTGGTAGTTCTGGAGGTGTTATTATTTTTGGTTATAATTCTAAAACTGCCATAACAGTAAGTGCTGCTGGAGGCTCTGCTGGTAATGTCGGTAATTATGGCGCAGGGGTTGGAACTGGCTTAGTTGGTGTGGCAGGAACAACAGGAAACGCTGGCAACACAGGAACAATAATTTATTTACAAGTTTAATATGTTTATATTAGTTGATAAAAAAACAAAAGAAATAAAGTTATCATCTGTTGGAAAAATAAAATATAACAGCAATATTTTTGACTTAATTGAAGTTAATGATGAAAAACTAGATGGCAATACTTGTATATATAAAGATAACAAAATAGAAAAAACAAAAATTATATCAAATAAGGATATAGCTAAGGAAATGATTGACAATGCTAATTCTGTTAAAGATATAAAAGAAATACTTAAAAAATTATTATAATAATATGGCAACAAAACCTCAATCAATGGCGGACATTGATAAAATAATACAAGAACAGAATGAACAATGGCAAAACACAATTAACAAAATAAAACCTAACCAAAGAGGCAATTTTTTAGCTGATGTTCAGTCTGGAAAAGTAACAACAATACCAGGAACAAACATAAAAGTTAGATATAAAGAAGGTAATAAAGTTAATTTGCCAAATGGTGGATCAACAGGAGAAGCAGGAGGATATTATGTTACAACTCCTGATGGTCAAGAAAAATTGGTTTGGAGTGGTGGAGGTTCAAAAAATTACATTTTATCAGCAATGATAACTGCTGGTTTGGGGTTAGCTGAAGGCATAGGTTTTACAGACTCTGCGGAAACACAAAGAAGACAAGTTGCTAATTATTATGGTGTTAAATATGTTTCGTGGATAGAGAGTGAAAAAAAATCAACAGTAACAGATGAAACAATGGCTGAAGATAAAGGTTTTGGTGTTTTTATTAATGCAGGAGGAAAACCAGTTGGAGCTGAATCAGAACAACAAAAAAAAGATTTTCAAGAACTTGGGTTCAAGGAAATAACAGGAGATAATAATGCTATACAAGAAGCTATAAAAAATCCTGTTCCTCCGTCTAAAGCACAGCCTCCTGCTACGGCGACAACTTCATTAACAGAAACAACTCCCACAATAAACTTTAAAGACGGATTATCTGATGCACAAAAAAAAGGAATAAATGATTTAGTTAAAAAGCCAGTTACTGACTGGAGTTCTACTGATATAGCAAATTGGAATTATGCTACAAATAATCAAGCATTACCAGTTCAAGGAACTGTTACAGGCAATAAAGGAATTTATAAAGGAAAAGAAGGTTTAAACTTAAATGCAAATGCTGTTAATGAATTATTTTCACAATATCAAGGAAGAGATGCTACAAAACAAGAACTTGATTATTGGTCAAATAAAAAAGTCGGTGATTTGGAAGATACCCTTGCTAAAACTTCATTTTTTGATAAGCCGATTGCCGATAAAATAAGGGAGCAAATGATGATGCAAGGAAAAACATATATATCAAATCAGGCAGAGTTGGAAACTTTAGCTAAAAGTGGAGGTTTATCTGAAGAAGATATTACAAGAATAGGCGGTCAAACAGGAATGTTATTTGCGCCCACAGAAACAATTAACAAAATAACAAATATAGGCACAACAGGTGCAACAAATACAACAGATACAACAAATGAAACAGGAACGACAAATGCTACAGGCACTACAGGGGCTACAGGTTCAACAGGTAATGCAGAAGATGATTTAGCTGATTTTACAGCAGACATACTTGGAGATCCGAATGCCAGTGATACTGAAATTTTAGATGCTTTAAATAAAATAAAAGAGGGTCAAATTGATCCATATTATAAACAAATAATAAGCCAAGCCCAAAATGATGTTGTAACTGCTATAAATAGACAATATGAAGATAGAATAAGACAACTGCAAACTGAATCATATAATTTAGCTGAAAATATTGCTTCAACACAAAAGACATTAGAATCACGAGGAATGACATTTTCAGGTGAAGCTATAAAACAATTAGGAACATTGTCTGCTTTTGCAGCTCCAAGACCAGAAAGCGTAACACCTACACAACTTGGACAAGCGGGACAACCATTAACAATGACACCTGAACAAATGGGATTAGAGGGTGATGTTAATATGCAAAATAGACTTTTTGCTGAAGGTTCAAGGTCTAATTTTAATAGAACTTTAGAAGATATTGGTAAAGAAGCATTAAGAACTTTAGGAACTACAGGAGTTGCAGGATTAGGATTACCAGAACAAGCGTCTGGAACAACACCGACAACAGGAACTTTAGAATATGATTATGCAAATCAATTACAAAATACTTATCAAAACTTACAGTCGCAAAAAGATACATTAAATCAATATCAAGAAACATTTTTATAATAAAAAATATGGCAAATAGAGATTTAACAAAAGAACAGGAAGCAGTCAACCTGTTTATACAAAATCAAGGTAAAAAACCTATTAGTTCAGAAGACTGGAAACAAATTCATACAATGGCTTACGGATCTGATTTACCTGCTGAATTAAATTCTTTACCAATGTATTCTACGCCAACAGTAGAAAACACAGTTCCTATAACAAATGCTAAAGCTTTAAATTATATGGGTTCTGATATTTCAGATACCGCATTAAGTCAAGCTAAAACAGAGGCATCAAGTTATAATACTTCAAATTTTTTAGACAAAGTTAAAACAAGACTTCAGGAAAAATTTAAACCTGAAAGCGAAACTTTAGGATTAGGAACTTTTGCGTCAGGACTTGGAGCGCTTGATCCGACAGGTGTTAATTTGGGAATGCAAGAGCAAAGCAATAAATTTATCAGAAATGGAAATTTAGCATTAAAAGCACTTTCAACCGCAAACGATATTTATTCTGAACAAGCGACTTTAGCAATAAATAATCTTAATTATTTAACCGGATTAAGGTCTGATTATGATACAAAACAAAAAGAAACAGAAAATGAGTTAAAAAATTTGGCTTTATCTATTGCAGAACAAGGACAAAATGTTCCACAAGAAATATTAGATTTATTACCTAAAGACCAACAAGCGGTTTTTGCAGGTTTAGGAAAAATTTATAAAAATGCGATAGAAGAAGAAAGATCTTATGCAGAATCTTTAACTGAAAATAAAAATAATTCTGTTATAGGAAACAAAATATATAATGACCAACCTGATAATATAATTAATTCAACTGCTAAAAATATTGCTGATGCCATAAAACAAGTAGAATCTAATGGAAATTATAAAGCTTCTGGTGGTTCAGGAGAATATGGAGCATATCAATTTATGCCTGCTACGTGGGAAAGTTGGAAAAATCAATATTTAAAAGAAGTTTATGGGACATCAAACATGAGTTTTGGGATGACACCTGAAAATCAAGATGCAATAGCTATTTGGAAAATAAATAAACTATTAAAACAAGGTTATACTCCTGAAGAAATAGCACTTATTTGGAATCATGGAAGCGCTGAAAGAGTAAAAGGTATTAATTCTTATGGAGTAGCTTATGATAGTGGAGCTTATGCTGATAAAGTAATAGGAGCATTATCTCAAATAATGCCAAAAGAAGTGGAAAGTGTAATCAAATTTACACAAACAGAACAAAATAAATTAGCACAAGCAAATTTAATTAATGCACCACTACAAGAACAATTAGATTATTTATATGGTAAAAAAACAAACACTTCTAAATCTTTAACTGATGATTGGGAAAGTTGATAAAATAAAAAAATATGTTAATAAAAACAATATACGATTCATTAAAAAACATTAAAGAAAATCCTTTAACAAATTTAATAAATGCCGCCTCTAAAGGTGTTAATTTGTATTATGATGCAAAAGAACAAGAAAAAATAAGTAAAAAAACTGTTGCTAAAAAATTAAATGACTTATCTACAAAAATGAATAAATCTTTTGCAACTTATGATACTAAAATAAAAGAAGCAGAGGAAAGTTTTTATCAAAATCATCCAATATATTCAATACCTAAAAAAATAAATTCTTCAATAGCTAAAAAAGGAACATCTGCTGTTATTAATTATTTAAAAGACAGTTATAACCAATCTCAAATAGTATCTAATGCGTATAATAAATATGGAATGGATACTACAAAATATAATGAAGAAGAATTATCAGCTTTAACTAATACTTTATTAGGAGCTGAGATGACTGGTGGATTAAGTGGTGTTAGCAATAAAATAGGTCAAAAAATAGCTGAAAAAATACCACAAAAAATGAATGCCTTAGAAAAACTTAGGAATATAAGTAAAAAAGCTGAAGAATTATCAGAAAAAAAACCAATTAAAGCAAGCGAAAAAATAAAAAATATATATTTAAATTTTCAAGAAAAATTTGTAAATAAATGGGCGAAAGTGGAAGAGTTGGAAAAAAATATTTACAAACAAGCAGGATATGATTTAAAAAATGTAGATTTAAAAGTAAAAAGTGGATTGCAATTATATGGTGGAACGCCAGGTAAAATAAAATATGATTTAGATAATTATACAAAAAAAATAGGCTATGCCTTAAAAGACAGAAAAAATTTTGATGATATATTAAAATTAAGAAGAATTGAAAGTCGTATTAAGGCTGATAAAAAAACTGGTGATTGGACAATAGAGGATGTTAATGAAGCAAAAAAACTTTTATTTGATGAATTGGGAGAAAAAAAATATACAGAACTAAATAATTCTGCAACTGCACATAATATATATTTTGATAATTTATTAAAAGAAGTAAGAGATACTGGAATAATAAGTAAGGAGTCTTATGATGTGATAAAAAAGTCTAACGATTTTTATGCCCCATTTAAAGTATTAAAAAAAATAGAAGAAGTAGAAGAAAAGCTTGTAAAAGGGCAAACTGAGTATTTAAGTTTAGGGAAACAAGATATAGTTAAATCAATAAAAGGAATAAAAGATTCTGATTTTGCAATAGAGAATGTTTTAAACACTTCAATAGAAAAAATAGCAAACACAAGAAGAATACTAGAAAAAAATAAAGCTATAAAATCGGTTTATAATTTAAAAAACATTGAAAATGGAGAAAGTATAATAAAAAATTTAAAAAAAGGGGAAGAAATACCTCAAGATTTTGATAAAATTAGTTTTTTTAATGAAGGCGAAAAAATAGATTTTATTGTTCCGAAGGATATAGCAGATATTATGAAAAATATTGATGGTGAACAAACAAATCTTGTAGTAAATCTTTTAAGACAAGCTTCACGACCATTAAAAGCAGGCGCAACTGGAACAAACATTGTGTTTGCTGTAAGTAATTTAATCAGAGATACTATAACCGCAAAAATAGTAAGTAAGCATGGAGTTAATGTAACAGATCAATTAGCTTCTATTTTCCATTTAATTAAAAAAGATGAATTATATCAAAATTGGTTAAAATCAGGAGGTGGCTTTGAAACATTACAAAGAAGTTTAAATAATAGTGAAAAAATAATAAAAGACCTAGAAAGAGAAGCTAAAAAGGGTGGTGTTTGGAAAAATATAAAAAATCCTATAAAAAATATTGAAGATTTTATATCAGCATCAGAAACAATAACAAGACTTGCTGTTTTTAAAAAAGCATTAAGAAAGGGGGAAACACTAGAAAAAGCAGCATTAGAATCAAGGGATATACAAGATTTTTCAAGAATGGGTCAGTGGATGAAAACAGCAAATGTTTTATCTGTTTATTTGAATGCGATGGTTCAAGGAACTTCAAAAATGATAAGGGCTTTTGGAGAAAGACCAATAAAAACAAGTTTAAGAACAATGAAATTAGTAACTTTACCAACAATAGGTGTATATGTTTGGAATAATAATTCTGAAGATAAAAAAAAGCAATTTGATAGAGTTCCGACATGGGAAAGAGATATGTATTATATTATTACTACTGGTAAAAAAGACGATAAAGGTGATGATTTATATTTCAAAATACCTAAACCAAGGGGTTTCCACATATTATCAGCAATAGTTGAAGATTCTTTGTCTTATGCTAAAAAAGAAGATACTCGTAGTTTTCATGATATAGTTAATTTATTTACAGGAGAATATGTGCCTGGATTAGCTTCTTTAAATCCAGCATTAAAAATTCCAGTTGAATTAAAATCAAATTATGATTTTTTTAAAGACAGAGAAATTGTTCCAGAATATTTAAAAAATAATTCTCCTGAAAATCAATATGATGAAAATACAAGTGAAATAGCAAAAATAGTTGGTAAACTTGTTAATTATAGCCCTATGAAAATTGATAGTATTATAAATAGTTTAGGCGCTGGAACAGCAAACCAAATTTCAAGGTTAATAGATTATGCTGTAAAAGATGGCGATGAAGAAGCATTAGAGGCGTTGAAAAAAACATTTAATCCTTTTAAAGGAAAAGGTTATGGTGGTTATGGTAGTTTAGCTTATAAAAAAGAAGAAAAAGAAATACAAAGTTATGAGGAGGAGGCTTCTAATCGGTCTTTTAAAAATAGAGAAAAAGCTAAAGAAATTTATAATAAAATAAAAGACTTTCCCATGGAAGAACAAAAAAAATATTTAGAAATGCTTGAACAAAAAGGAGAAATTGATGATGATATTTATAAAAAAATGAAGTCTATTAGGGCTGGAGAATATTTGGAAGGATTAGATTATAAAGTAAAACAAATACCTATTAAAGAAAGAGCAAAATATATATGGGAAAAACTACAAGACTTTAATGGTGATTCACAAAAAGAAAAAGAGTATCTTAAAACTCTTGAAGATAAAGATATATTAACATCAGGAGTAATGTCAGAATTACTTAAAATAAGAGAAAATGAAAGAGGTTATTAATATTGAAAATAATCACCTCTTGACCATTCTCCAGAAGTAAGCGAATTTAAAATAAAATAAAGAAAAAAAGTGAATAATATAGCTAGTATTATATGTGATACTTCTGTATAAAACTCTTTTCTTTTATTTTTTTTATCAAGTTTTCTCCCTGGTTCACTTTCCATTCTTAGTTTTTGTAGTGCGTTCATATTTTTTGCATTAAAGGTAAAATTACATGTGGTAGAACAAAATAAAAATAAATTATAATTGTCATATTATTTTTCGTTTAATACTTCTTTAATAGTTTTTCTTAGATCATCGTGGTTTATTTCTTTTGATGTTTTGCATTTAACTAAAGTAACAATATTTACTGCTACAGCGTAAAGAACGCAAATTATACCCCAACCGACAGCTGCGTCATAATCGTATTCATCGCAAAAAACAATCATTAAAATAAAACCAAGAAAATTTAGAACAAGTCCGATAATGGATAAAACTTTTAGTGTTTTCATATTTTTTAATTAATTTATACAAAAAATTCGTCTTTGATATAAGCTCACTTTGGCAGAAAACTTATAAGCAAAAACGAATTATCTGTGCCAAAGTGATTTATATATACATCATAGCAAAACTTATCCACAATGTCAAGCATTGCAACTTTCATAGAAACGGCGTATAATATAATCAGGTTAAGAATTTTTTCATACATTTTTCGGAAAGGAAGTTTGCCACGCTCGGTGGCGGCTTCCTTTTTGTTTGTGCTATAAAACGCTCAAAATTGACCGTAGCGAAGCGTGATACCCGTGGCGCGAATAATGTGATAAACAAGTAGTATACTTACAAGGATTATAGCTTATAAGTATATTACTGATGATTATATTGAAATATAATCGTTTTTTTGTTGTAATATAAATATGACATTACCAGCATATAAAAACGGAAAAGAAACTTATGTGTTAAATCCGACAACAGGAGTGGCTTATGTGATTAAAGACGATAAAATCATAGGCAAGAAAAGAAAAGTGAAATATGAAAAAATTAATTCCACAGTCAAAGAAACTTATTGACGAAATGGTTAAAGCCGGCTTTCCCATTTGTTTATCCAAAGGCGATTGGTCTGGCGATCATTTAAGACATTGCAATTCTTGCATTAAATTTTATAAAAAACAAAGTGTTAAGTAAAGTTAAGTTACCGAGTAATACTCGGTATGTGCATAATTTTTCTTGACACGACTTTAAATGTTTGGTATAGTGAATATGTAAGCAATTTGCTTGCGAACGGAGAACTATCAAAAAAGACTTTGATTGGTGGGTAACGAGTAGGCTTCGGCTGAAAGTTATTCTCCGTTCAAAGTCTTTTTTTATTATTATTAGGTATGAATATCGAAGAAAGCTTTGACTTTGAATTTAAGATAGAGAAAGAAAATAAAGTTTTTATTTATTTTCTTTTTAATAATGAAAGTTTGGTTTATATAGGTAAAACTATAAATGGTTTTAGTAGACCTTTCTCTCATTATGATAAAATTTTTAACAAAATTAAAGTTATTTTTTGTAAAAAAGATGAATTAGATTTATTAGAAACGAAATATATTTGTAAATATAAACCCCAATATAATAGGGCGATCTATGAATATATAAGTTTAGAAAATATTAAAGAAAAAAAATTAAAACCAATGAGAATAAAAACAACTTGCAGTGAACTTTCAAAATTAATGAAAGAGTTGGATATAGAAATTTTAAATTATAATGGTAAATGTGTAATTAAAAAAGAATTTTTATATAAAATAATTGAATATGCAAATAATTTTATAAAAAATAATAAACAAAAAAACTATGGCACAAAGAAGAATGTTTAGTTTAAAGGTTGTTGATACAGACGAGTTTTTAGATATGGGTCAAGGTTCGCAACTTTTATATTTTCATCTTGCTATGAGAGCAGATGATGACGGTTTTGTTAATTGTCCGAAAAAAATACTTAGGTTTGCTGGTGCAAAAGATGATGATTTCAAAGTTTTAGTCGCAAAACAATTTATTATACCATTTCAAAACGGTGTAATAGTTATAAGACACTGGAAAGAGAATAATTATATACAATCAGACAGAAAACAAAAAACAATTTATCAAGAAGAATTGGCTAAATTAAGCGAAGATAACAACGGTGTATACAATTTGGATACAGAATGTATACAAAATGTATCCAATTTGGATACAGAATGTATACAAAATGTATCCAATTTGGATACACAGGTTAGGATAGGAAAGGATAGGATAGGAAAGGATAGGATAGGAAAGAATAATTGCGAAAATAAAATTTTCGCGGGTTCTGATATAAATAAAATTTTAGATATTTTTTATAAAATTAATCCGAATATTAAGTTTAACAATTTAACAGAACGAAAAGCCACAGAGCAATTAATACAAATAATCGGAGATACCGAACAGACAATATCTGTTCTTAATTGGTATTTTTCAGTATATACAGAGGAGTTTTGCCCGATAGCAACAACGCCAGCAATGTTTTTAAGGAAAATAAGCCAAATAAAACTTTTCGCACAAAAAAAACGACAAAATAACATAAATACTGAAAATAAATTTATACAATTATGAACAAACTAACAAAAAAACAAATGTGCCTTGTAATGCGTAATGGAATTGAAATTTTAATTGATGAAGACAAAACTGAAAATTTTAAAAAAATTCTATTAAACACAAAGGAACACAAATTTATCGGCATTGATGAAAATATTATTAATACCGCTGATTTATCTGGTCTTTTTAGTCCTTTGGTAATGGAAGAAAAAATAAGAAGAAAACGAGGCGAATTTAAGTGTGCTTGGGGTAAATGGCACGTAACCGAAGATGATTGTAATTGCCGAGCTGAGGAATTGCGAAAAAAATATATGGACTAATAATAATTTATAAAAATATGGAAAAACAATTTTTCACTTCATCAACAGAAAAAGAACAAAACGATTTTTGGCGAAAACAAATTAAATTTTACAAAAAAACTTATTCAAAAGAAATTGTAAGGTGTGAGGCTTTGGGATCATTAATGTTTTATTGGGAAAAACAAATGTTAATTGAAAATCAATGTATTGGCAAAAAAGGAATATTGCTTGACGGTTTTATAGTATATGAAGAAAACAAGTCCGGAGGATATAGTCAAATTTACAAAGGATTTGAAAAAGACAAAGCAATAAGAGCAAAAAATGAAACAAAAAACTCTGTTTTGCGCGAAATACCAATAATATACCAAAGTTATTTTGATTATTTGGAAAGGAAAAAACAAGCCGAACAAATAAATAATATATAATTTTATGTTAAATAAGTGGATTAATACAATTCAATGCGGGGATTCCGAAGAATTATTAAAACAACTGCCTGAAAATTCAATAGACT